CAGTTAACCAAGACTTCATACGTCTGTCATCAGCTTGTGAAGCTCTATAACGAACGTGTAAGAAAGGTCTACGGATATTAGTTCCTAAGATTTGATCGTAAACTGTAGAAGTTCCAGCTGGAATTAATACACCTTCAACAGAACTGATACCTACCATTCCACCTCTTGTAGAAGCGTCGTTTAAGTATTTCCAATCTGTTTTGTAGAAATCATAAGAACCTCTTCTAAATCCTGAGAATCCAAGATTTAAAGCCATTTCTTCAGAATTTTCAAATAGACCAAAAGCAGTTCCACCAGCGAATCCGCCAGAGATAGAAGCTAACATATCGTCAAAATCAAGAGATGTTTGTCTCTGTAGAAATAACATGTTTTCTTCAATTGCTCCTTGTGTATCTAAATTCTTAAGGATAGCATCAAAATCGTCAATACCTGCAGAAGCAGTGAATCCTGTTTGTACGTTTCCTCTAGACTGTATAGCAGCGAATAAACCTTCTGATCCTGGGCTAGCGGCAATACCTGCAGCAACCTGGTTAAATTCAGATTCGATCATACTCATTTCTAAGTAATCTTCAAAACGTAATCTAGTTTCAGATTCAGCTTTTAAGTACCATAAGTACCCAGAAGTTCCGTCTTCAGTAGCAACTTCAACCCATCCAATTTGAGCCATATCAGATCCAGACACTACGTACTGGCTTCTTAATATGATTGGTGAATTAGAAAATTGAGTAAACTGAGGATCAATAGATACTCTACTTACATTTTGTGCTGGTATAACACCTCCAGCTGGAACAGCAGCAGTGCTTTGACCTTTTTGGTAATCAGAACCGTAAACAAATATTTTACATCCTACACCTGCAGCAGCAGCTGGGAATCTTACATTGTCAAAAGGTTGAAAAACTAAAGTGTTTGCAGCTATTCCTGAAGCAACAGCGCCATAAGCACCTGAGTTAGTAACGATACCTTTAGTTTCAGCACCTGAAACAGGGTTTAAAATAACGACAGTGTCATTTATTGATATTACATTTACAGCTGGAGCCGCAATAGTAATAGTACTTGTTGAAGCTGGAGCTGCGCCTAGATTAACAATCCCTACGCCAGCGTAAGATACGTGTAATCTGTTTTGTTCAGACCAAATTACTTGATCAGAAGTCATTGGCATTTCAGCGCCAACCATTCTTAAGAAACCAGACAGAGTACGGTTTCCGTATCTTTCTACTTCTTGTTCGTAAACTTCAGGTAAATATTGTTGAGCAAAAGAATTTGAATCTCCTGCAGCAGCACCACCATTAAATTGTAGGTAGTTGCTGTTCAATATCTCCTGTGTTCCTGAAGGGATTAACCCTCCAAATTGTGGATTTAAAGCCATTTTTGTTTTGTTTTTTTAGTTAAACTTTCTTGTTTTAATTTTTAATTTTGTAGAATCAGCGCCACTAATTGCTTTAACTTTAAAACCGTTAACAAATACATCACCTTGAGATTTTCTAGCTAAAGAATCACTTGGGTTTTTAGATTTATTAACAACATCTTTAATAGCATCAGCTTTACCTTGTTCATAGAAATGAGAGGCAATCTTATCTACATTGTCAGCAGCGTACATAGCTTTGTGATAACCTTTTGTGTCATTAACATTACCGTCTGCGTCTAGGAACTTCCCGACAAGGTTGTTAATACTTGATTGGCTTTCTGCAACTTTGTCACGGTTTTGAATGTTATACTTATAGCTTTTTTCACCAACTTTAATATCGAAACCTTCGAAACTGTCATTGAAAAGTTCTTTAGTACTTTCTTTAAACTGCGCATGTTGTTGCTCTGCTTTTTCTTGCTGCTTGTTGTATCGATTGAAAAAATCTGTAGCTTTTTTTTGGTCCTGTGTTACGCCGGGTCTCAACTTGATTTCGTCGTAATATTTATTTTTCGTTTCCTCTAAAAAGCTTTTAGCTTTTGCAATCTCTTCTTTTTTAGCGAGTTTCTTTTTACGGACTTCTCGTTCTTCGTCTAAGTCTTCATCAAAGGAAAAATTATCTTCCATGATAAAACTTATTTCTTCCTCATCTAAATGAGGTTTAGCTTTTTTATAATATTCTTTTAATAACGTATTTTCATCTACTGATGAATAATCCGCATTTAATCTTGTGTAGTCTTCAATAGTTCCACCAGTATCTTCCATGAAAGAAACTAGTTTCTCTATGTTTTCAGGTAAAGCTTTACCAAGAATTTTTTCATCTTGAATTGCTTTAACAACTTCAGCCTCTACTTTTTCGACTTCAGATTCTGTTACTTCTTTGATTGGATGAAACCCTTCAACATCCTTGTTGGACTCTTGTAAAGATTCTCCCATCTCTGCGCTATCTCCGGATGGTTCTTCCACAGGTACTTCTTTTGTTTCTCCGATTTGAATGGCATCTTCATTTGGTATTACCACCTTTGTAACTTCTGGTGGTAATTCAATCAAAGGTTCTTTGATGTTTACCTTAACTGGTTCGTTACTTTGTGGAGTTGATAATTTTCTAGGAGTTTTCTTTTTAATTTTAAACTCACCTTCCTGTTTAACAGGTTCATTTGTTTTTTGTTCTGACATAATATAATATAATTAAATAATTAATAAACAGTTATAATACTGTTGGAAACTGCTGAGCAGCGTTTTTATTTTCAAAATCTATAGGAGCTGTTTCGTTTTTCCTTTGACTTATCATTTCACTTTGTTGAGTTGCTTGGATCTTTGTTCTTTGATCCTTGCGGTTTTCAATTTTATCTTCTTTTTGTTGCATCTGTTGCACATCCATCTGTTTAAGTTCCATGTTGTACTGATGTTGTATTTGCATTTCTTGCTGCTTTATTTGAGCAGCTGCTTGCATTCTTTGCATCTCAAATTGAGACTTAGCTTGTTCGTATTGCACATTAGAACCTGATATAGCTTCTTGCTTTTGAACTTCAGCCATTGCTGTTTTTTCTGCAGTCTCTGCTTGAGCATCAGCTTGGGCTTTTATATTAGCTTGTTGATTGGCTTGTTCTTGTTTACCTTTTTGCTTACGTTTTATTTTAAGCATTTGATTTGCTAACTTAAGATTTTTAATTTGCCTTAAGTCTATAGCGTCTTCAAGATCAATACCTCCTTGTTGTAAAGCAACTTGTATGTTTTCTTCTAGTTTAGCTTGCTCTTCTTCGTCTGGTTCTAGTTCTAAGAATATACCAAAGTCATGAAGATTTAAATCAGCAATTTCTTCTAATGTTTTTGCATTGTATGTAGATATAGAGTTTTGCAGAGCGTTTCTAGTTAACGGAAACTCTAATGCGTCTGCTAGTTTTAGAGCTATGTTTTCAGCTATTCTAAGTGTTAAATATAAACTAGATTGCTTTATATGTCTAGTAGCCACATTAGACGCGTTAGCGGCCATCTTTTGTAATCCTACTAAAGTACCTTTATCTGGTGTAGTACCATCTCTAGCTTCGTTAAGCCCTGTTACATCACGTATCATTTGTAAGTAATATTGATAAGTCTGTATAAGAGCCGCTATTTTAGCTTGGCCACTAGAACTATTAAGTTCTTGAATAGGCACTTTACCTTGATTTATATCGCCTTCTTGAGTTAGAGATCTACCAACTATAGAACCAGTTTGAAAGTACATATTAAGTGCTTCCGCTGGATTGTAGTTTGTACCATTACCTAGATCAACTTCAGCTAAACCATCCATATCCAAATAAACACCATCTGGTACCATGCGAGATAAAACTTGTTGTAGTTTTAAATGCGTGAGCTGTATCATATCAGCGAAACCAATACATTTGCTTACAAGAGATTCTATTCTACCTTTGTATATTCTTGGCGCGCATAAAGCGTAATTCATTTCTACTTTAGTTGTATCAGCATAAGGTCTTGTCATGTTCTCTGCTAATCTCCAGTCAAGCATCGTATCAGTTCCTAAAACCTTAGCTCCTGTATATAAAACCTCTATAGATCTTGACACTCTTTCAAAGTTATCACTTTCTGGTGGATTAAATGTATCAGGTTTCTCTAAAGCTTTCATTAAGCCTTGATCTGTTTGTTTTATTTTAAAAACTTGATTGTGATATGTTTTATATTCAAAATATAATACTTGAACGGTGTTTTCGTCATAATCACCCCAACCAGTTACATATGATCTATTACCTGGCATTTTTTGAATTCTATCTAATTCTTCTTTTGAAATATTAGGAAACTCTTTTTTAAGCTCAGGTATTGTTATAGATTTTAATTCACCTACGTAATATATATCCTCAAAATTAGGATCTTCAGTGTATGAATAAACCATATAAGCAGGATCTACGTAGTCAACTGTAACTCCTTCAGCTATATTAAAGTTTGTTTTAGTTGCTCCAATACCTATTGTAGTCAAGTCCATGTTTATTCTACGTCTTATTAGATCGTATTTATTCTGGGCTAAAACAGTTGATATAGCTTCTTCTTCTGCTATTTCTACAGATTGCTTATAACTAAGCTGCATATGTAGTTCTAACTCCTCTGGACTTTCAGGTATTAATTTTGGATTTGAACTTTGATATAGATCTATACCTAAAGTAGATTTCAATCCTTCTAAATATTCTTTAGCAATCATATCCTCTTGTAGTTTAGAGGCGTATTCTGTTCTTTTTTTAACAGATGAAGGATCTTGTGCGTATGCTTTTATGTCATAGCTTTTGCTAGATATACCATTAACAACTATATCTACAAACTTAGATAATATTGGCACTGGTTTCCAGTCTAAATTTAAGTAAGATAAATCACCATTAATAGATAATTCATCTTTGTATTTCTGTATGCTTTGTTCTCCACGAGCGTAAAGTCTTAAGTCGTGAAAATTATTCCAGTTAGTTAAGTATCTATTACCAGCAGTTCTTCCTGAACGAAACCATTCGTATTCAATAGCCATTGCTACTTGACTACCGTATTCAATACTTGCTTTTTCTGCATCACTCACTACTTGACTAGGGAAAGCACTATTGGTGTTAGTATATATATTCATTAACTTATAATTTTTGATGTAGTTCCTTTGTTATCGTATTTTTTTATACCAAGATCAATCGCCGGTAGTTCTATCTTATTTACTGGGGAGTATATATGTTTATTACAAGCCATTAAAGCTAGGCCAGAACTAATAGAAGCATCATGTGTTGTTCTGTTATTTATATTAAAATGAGCCCAATCTTCTAATGTTCTTTGAAAATAAACATCTCCATATCCGTTTTCTTTTAATCCAACAAAGTGTTCTATATATGTTTCTATAGCTGAAGCNTGTGATTGTTTTATGTCTTCACTAGAATTAGGTATACCACCTATTTCTCTNTCTGTAATTGATAACTTATTTCTTTTTTTATCTGGTCTGTTCATTGCAAACCCTCTATAACCTCTNCGTTTAAAATGATACAAGAGTCTAGGTTTATTGTTTTCTGCTAGTATTGGCATGCCGTAAAACACACAGGCCATTAATACATCTTCAAAAAATATCTCAGCGGTTTGAGGTCTAGCTATATATTCTAAAAAGAAATGATTAGGTGGAACTTCTTCCATGCTAAACTTAGTTAAACCATGTAAAGATCCGTTAGAACCTTTACCATCTACTGTTCCTGATATATCATATGGATCACAACCAAAAGCACCGCAATGCTCATTACCTGGATAGTTGATGCCATTTTTTATAAATCTTTTATTTTGTAAATTAAAAGGTGGCACCCAAGTTATTAAAAATCTACCATTTTTATTTGGCATAAATATAACTCTTGAATCTTTCTTATTGTTTTCCCATTGGAAACTTCCTTTAGTTACATTTAAAGAGTTTCTTTCATCTTCGTTGTAATCTATCTGTTGGTATATTTTAGTTAGATTAAATAAAGATTGTTTACTTTCGTCTCTAAATGCGTGCTTTGTTGTACGCGGAAACTGTCTGTAAAACTCATTTAATCCATCTTGATCATCTTTAAGACCATCTACCTCATTGTTCCAGTATTCAACAACCCCAATTTTGATTGTCGTTCCATCAGGTCCAAACACTTGTTTTGATGGGGTATCGAAGACAGGATGCCCATAAGAATCGATGTATCCTTCGTAATTCCATTCCATAGGTATGAACAAAGAATAGAGTCCTGAACGAGTTTGTCCATTTGCATTTCTTTTGCTAACGTCTGAATCATCATATAGTTTCTTAAAATTTCTACCTCCTTTATCTAAAGCGTTTGATGTTGATCCCATCATACACTTACCAATAATTCTACTACCTAATCTGAGGGTGGTTTTCGTAACCCTCCAGTTGTTTTGGATGTTGTTGGGCCTTTCCCATTTACCCGATTCATCATGGACGAGGAGCCTGAGCTTCTCTCCATCGTAGGCATTGTCGCCGGTATTCTTCCAGTCGATGGTGGTGTCCAAACCGGTAATCTCTTTGATGGCTTGATTGGAATCAAGTTTTCTACGTGTGAATTTGGAGGCAGGGACTCTGTAGGCAAGTTCGGTCTTTGGACGATCCATTCCGTCCTGAATCGGTTTGAAAAAGAAGGGATAATTAACGGAGATGGGTACAACTTTATCTGTGAACATCTTCTTAGCATCGGCACCAGATTTGGACAATATTCCGTACCGTGAATCCGTTGATATTGTAGCAAGGTTGACCGATTCAGCTGAGGACATAAATGAAAAGCCTGACCTACGGTTTTTAAGATAACACATTCCATAAGACCGTGTGTCTGATTTACAAGCTTCCCAGAAAATGTAGAATAATCTATTTGATTCCCTAAAGTCCGGTTGCCCAACATCAATTTTGGACCACTGCAGGTACATATAATTAGTGCCAGTAATGTAAGTAGGAACACCTTTGTTAATGAACCAAAAACCTTCTTCACGCCTTGTAAATTCTTTGTCAATATAGTCATACCATTTTTCTTTAAAGTCTAACGGGTATTCTTCCCAGTCAAACACAGATTTAATTCTATTTAATTCTTTTGGGTATGGTGTATAAGTCCATCTGTCTTTTTCAAATTCAAAAACATCTTTTACTTTAGGCAAAGCAATTACGAGATTTTGTATTTCATATATCTCGCCTATCTCGCCTGTTTTGCTTATAACTATTAAATCATGTTCTTTGTTATAACCATAATCCCATTTTTTATACCTATTCATTCTGTTAAGAACTTTAGGCTTTATGTAGTCTTTTAAGACTTTATATAAAGTTTGCTTATACATTTTTAGATCTTCCTTCTGCAAAACCTTTAAAAGATTTTTCTTCTTTTACTTCTTTAGGTTTTTCATTTAACAAAGCTTCTTCAGCTTCTAATCTACTTAGTATTTCAAATGCATCAAATATAGCTAGCTTTTTTGTNGCTGCTGCATTTTTTAATCTATCTGCCGTGATATCNTCTCCTGAATCAACAATAGCTTCTTTAGCTACTTTAATTAGCTCCTCAACTGCTACTTGCCCAGCTTGGATTATATTCAACTTCGTTTCCTTGGTATTCATATTTAATTACAATATCATTAGATT